ACTAACCCACTCCCAAAAGGGAATAACATCGTCTTGGTGTGCGTTTTCATTGTGTGCATTGTTATCTTTACGCATCAAAGCCAACCACTCTTTGTAAGTTTTAGCTTTTATTTCTTTTTCAAGTTTCCCACCATCTTTTAATCTATTTATACTATTCAAATCAACAATTTCTTTTGCAGTTATAGTGTAAACAGCTCCACCATCTTTTAATCTTAGTGCTTCACTTAACGCTATTGCTACTGCTTGTTTATGTTTTGTTATTTTCTTTCCGTGAGATTTAAGTTTGCCCTCTTTAAATTCGTGCATAACTTTTGCAACTTTCTGCTTTCTCTCTTCTACCTTGCTTTTAAATTTACTTTTTTCAGTATTGCCACCTTTTTTAAAGTGTGGTTCTGTTATAGGTACTCCGTTTCCTGCACTCTGATTGATTCTGCTTAATTCTCTCCAATGTTTTTTAGATGCGTGTTTGTTAATTATTACTTCACCGCCTTCTACTTCAACAGGTCTATTATCATCAGTTATTATAGTTTTTATCCCACCCAAAGATTTACCATCTTTGTCGTAATGTGCTTTACCTACAAGCGTTCCACCGTCTTTGCCGTTATTTGTATTTTTAATTTTCTTCATTTTTTTTGAAAATTTAACTTAGCAAATATAAGTAATTAAATGATACAAAAATTATTCGTACACTAATATTGAGCCTTTATAAGCGTATCTTTTCTCAGCTATAATTCTCCACACATCTCCATCTTCATCTTTTAGTGCATCCATAAAACCTTTTATGATATTATCGACATCGGGGCGACTTTTATGTGGCATACCATTCATTCTTTCTTTCTTTTTTAACGACCAACTCTCAGGCATAGGTAAAAAAAAGACGACATCAATAGTATTTTTCATTATATAATTTGTTTTCGTACACTCTTGTACTACTTTGTTTTTAAACGCCCAATACCTTGTTACTGCAGGTCTTTGCCTCTGCTTTTCGTTCTTGTGATTAGGGTCAAGTTTCCAAGTGTCAGACCTGGTCATTCGCACTGCTCCCATAGGTATAACGTCTATTAAATGACATTTCCTCGTAATATCAATTTCAAAGATTTTTTCTTCTACTTCAATTATTGCAACTTCATTTGTTTTTGAAACCCCTATACTTTTCGACATATCTATATTTTGTTAATAACACGTTAATAAGTTTATTAAAATAGTTTTAATTATATTTGATTTTAAATCCCAAACTTTTAATTACATCAATTTTTTGTAGAGTTAGTGTATCTTCTTTAAGACCGAAACTTTTTATTTTAGCTTCGTCATTTTGCTTTGTGTACACTTGCTTATAGCTACCATCGTACTCTCTTGAAAATATCTGCTCTTTCACTATTATAATTATTCCTTTCTTATTTTTGAATATAAGATTTGCAAATACGATTTCTCCTTTCTCAATCATTTTTTTATATATTTAATTGAGTAGGGTATAGTAATTGGAAGACAAATTATTAGAGCCAACCAAAGCGTTACATATCCTATAATATCTCCATTTTTAAAGAAAACAATTTGAAATAGCATTTTCCTATCGCTTCTAAAAAACAATAAGATGAAACCTATAAAACTTAGCCAAAACCATATTTTTAATACTATCATTTTTTTATATATTTATTATGAACTTCTATTACATACTCTTTGTGCTTAACTTTGTCGCCATACTCTATGTGGCAACTTCTACATACAGCCATAAGGTTTTCTATTACATCTCTTGTCTTTGAGCCTCCCATACCTCTTGCTTCGATATGATGAATGTCAACAGCCGTTGCACCACATATCTCGCAAGGGATAAAGTCGGATTTTTCAAAGCCAAAATATTCAAGATAAATTTTGGTGTGTGCTTTCATTTATAATTTTAATTTAGATTGAGATTTTGCATCTGCTATTTTTTGTGCATCCGAAACCAATACATTAACTTCAACCGCTTCCGTTTCTTCTAATGCAGAAGATTGGAATACATCTTTGTCGTTTGCATCTACATACTCTACATCAAGCGTGTCTGCATCTTTAATTACTGATTGGTCTGTAATGATTGCTGTTTGCATATCTACCGATAGGATGCCATACTTACTTAGCAAAAGTTTTATAACCGTTTTTAAAGCCATAGAGTCAAAATCTTGTTGCCATCTGCCATATTTGTTAGCGTATGATTTTGAATACTTCCCACCGTGAGATTCTAATTGCTCTCTCGTCATATAAAGCATTTTCTCAAAACCATTGAGTAATTTAAAATATGCTACATAGCCGATAACTTTGTTTGATTTCTTTTTGTTAGTGTCAAGTTCTACATCTCCTGTTATTCTATCGTGTTTAATCAACTCTCCTTCGTATATCTCACTTGCATTGATAGTTTTGTATTGTGCAGTTCTTAAAGCTAACTGAATGAATCCTTTGTACCCCATTTGGAATTGTGCAACAGGCACTCCATCTTTTTTGTAAGGCACTATATGAGCAAAACCTAAATTTGATTGAATAGGCAAGTTCAATGTTGCCGCAATTACGGCACTTGAAATTACGCTATCAGGCTCACACTCTGCAAGTGAGGGATTTGATTTTGTAGCAGAAATTATACTACTAACAAAAGCATTTGCACTCTTGCCAAGAATTTCTGTGAATCTCGCTTTAACTAAGTCTTGCGAAAGGATTGAAGATACCGACTTCTTTGTGTTTGTTGCTAATTGATTTTCCATATTTATTTTTTTGTTTTTGGTTTAACTTGTTTTTTGTATGTTTTTCTATTCTCTCCAGACTGGTCTTTTATCAAATTAATCTTAGTAATTTCTAATGCTCCAATCAAGCTATCATAAGTGATTGTAAAGTCTTTATTTATTTTTTCAACATAGAAAAGACTTCCATTTTCACAAATAATAATTTCTATTTTGTACTGCTGTTTATTGTAATCCGCTTTAAACATTTTTTCGTTTTTCATATTTATTTGTTTTTATTGGTTATTTTATTTCTACACACTCTCTTGGAGATATAATTAACTTGTCGCCTAATTTTAATTTAGCAACTTTTTCCGAAATATGTTTTATCAAATACTCATCCTTAAAATTACCGCCATAAGTAATACTTTCACTTCTGCCATCTTTTAATTCGTAAACAATATCTAAAAGTTTTTTCTTTGTTTTAATTGATTTTTGTTTCATACTTATTTGTTTTTATTGGTTATTTAATAAATCGTTTCTATCTATAATAATATCTTTATTTCCGTTACTCTTTACATAGTCCCAAAGGTGCTTGTCTGAAGGGTATCTTTTTACCATACAAAGCATACACCAAGTTTGAAAGCAACCAAGCGATATTATTTTTTGCCTTTCATTTTCTTCTATTTTTTTACCGCATTGTACACATTCATAACCTATGTATTTTGAGTTTTTCTGAACATTAGCAATATCCATACTATTTATTTTTATTGGTTTTATCAAATAGCCACTCTAATAATGGCTCTTTCGTTGTTGCTTTAACTCCGCATACTACCCATATTGGAATAAGTATAAAAAATAATATTAAGCCATCTAAAAGACAACAAGGGAAAAATAAAATTATTTGCATTATCCTTAGTTTCATAACTATTTTAAGATTGATATTATAGATGAATTTTCAAGCGTTTCAAAAAATGTATCAAGATTTTCTAATTCGTAACATTCTTTTAATATTTCAAACTCGTTGTAATCGCACCAATAGTTGTTGTCATAACTCCACTTTAATAAGTCAAGACCTGTTCTATACATTTTTCTACCATAGTCTACCATTTCGTCTGTTAGTTCATACAAACTAACTTGATGAGGAGGATTTTTTTCAATAGCACAAAATACATAGTTTTCTTTGTTTGCAAAGTCTTTATAGAAAGCATCGGATATAGAGTACCCATAGGAATAAACATTTCTCTTAAACTCTTTATTGCTACTATCTACGCAAGTTTTAATATCTACGATTGTACTTTTGTTTTTGCAAAATACATCTGGTCGCAATTTTATTTTTAACCCTGTTTTTTCATCAGAAGTGTAAATGCTTAACTCTCTATAACTATCGTTTACAAGTTCAATTAATGATTTATTTTTTAGTGCGTTTGCACCCATTTTAATAATCATATCCATCTCTTCTTCGAGTAGAATACCTTTGCCTTTATTCTTAATTTGAAAGTCATTAAACTCCTGCTTACCTTCTTTTGTTCTTCTATCAAATTTTGGAGCGACAATGTAGTTATCAAAAAATTGATGAGGCTCAAGTACAGATTCGTGTAATGCAGAACCTATTATAAAATGTCTTGCATCTTCATTCTTAACTTTTTTGTCTTCGTATTTATTGTAAAAATAATACTGTGGACTTTTCATAAAACTTTTAATGTCACTTGCAGATATGTGGTCTTTCTTGCCCAAGTATTCAGGGAACGTATCTTTAACATAATCAATAGGTTGCGTATTTGTCTTCATAATTATTTGTTGTTTTTTTGTAGTTTACAAATATAATCATTTGTTACAATAATGTATAACTTTTTGCTCTTTTTTTATTAACAAATCATTGAAATTTTTGTTAGTAGTATAAGTTAGTACATACACTTTGCTTACTTTTTTTATTCGTTCCCTTTTCTTCATTCTGATTCAATTATAAATAATTCCTCTACTGGCATTTTAAGTTCTTTCGCTATCTTAATTGCGATTGGTAAACTTACTGCGGGACTTCTTTGGTTTGCTATTTTAGATATGTGACCTCTATTAGTTCCTATTCTATCTGCCAACTCTTGTTGACTCATACCCATAGTAGCAAGTACTTCTTTTACCTTGTTCTCTTTTAATCTTAATTTTGCTTTTTTCGTTTTCATATATTTATTTATTAAAATGGGTTTTCATCTGCGAATGTACTTATTGTTGAATTTATTATAGATTTTTTATTTGAGAAATTTTCATCTGAATCATAATTTTTTAATTTGGTTTGATTGTGAATAAACTTCAAAGGTATCTCGCCAAGTTCTCCGTTTCTATGCTTTGAAACTATAAGCATAAATAAGCCATTAGCATCGAAAGTTTCAGAGCCAACTTCATACGTTTCTATGTCATAATATTCTGGTCTATAACAAAACAAAACCATATCTGCATCTTGTTCTATTTGCCCACTCTCTCTTAAATCTGAAAGCATAGGTTTTTTATCTGCTCTACTTTCTACCAATCTACTTAATTGTGATAATGCAATAACTGGAATCTTTAGTTCCTTTGCAAGTGCTTTTAAACCTCTACTTATTTCTGCAATCTCTTGCTCTCTATTCCCAATGTTCAAGCCACTTCTCATTAATTGTAAGTAGTCAATGATTATTAGTTCTACCTTGTTTTCTTTTACTAATTTTCTTGACTTAGATTTTAGTTCAATCAAACTAATGTTTGGTGTATCGTCAATGAATATTGGTGCGTTATATAGTTCTTCGCAACTTTTATCCATACGATTTATTTCTTCTAACGTCAACTGCTTTTTAATTATTCGAGAAACATCAATTTCGCTTATAAATGATTCTATCCTACCAGTTAATTGTTCTTTACTCATTTCAAGTGAAAATATTGCTACTGCTTTATTATCTCTTAACGCTGGGTATATGCTCATTGAAACTGCGGCTGCTGTTTTTCCCATCGAAGGTCTACCTGCTAAAATAATCAAATCACTTTTTTGCCATCCATTCGTCAACTCATCTACTGCTCTCAATCCCGTTCTTATTCCCGATGTAGCACCACTCTTTAAAACTTCAAGACTCTCGGCAACATTTCTAATGTGTATGTCTTTTATATTTGAAACCTCGTAATGCAAAACATCTTTAATGCAATCGTCAAGTGCAGATTGCGTATTTGCATATAAATCAAAAACGTCTACATCGTCCTCAAACGCATCTTGAATTGTTTTTGAAGATATTGTAAGCAAACTTCTTTTAAGTGCTTGTTGTTGAAGAATTTTAATGTGAAACGACAAATTGCTTACAGATGCTACTCTATTTGTAAGTGATGCTACATAAAACGCTCCACCAATCTCATCCAATTTATTAACCTCTCTTAATTTTTGAACAATCGTTATAATATCTATTGATATATTTTTTCTATGTAAATCTATTACACACTCTGCTATAATTTTATGGCTTGAGTTATAAAATATATTTGGAGTAAAATCAGCTATGTGATTATCAATAGCGTTGGACTCAATCAAAATAGAACCTAAAACAATCTGCTCTAAATTATTATCATTTGGGGGAACATACTCTCCATAATCAAATTTCTCTTCGTACTTCTTTTCATACTTCTTTGCCATAGTTAGTTTTTTATTTGCGTGTATTCGTCTTTGATTTTTTGGCTTATTTTTTTTCCTTTTTTCATCGCTTTCTCTAAGTCTGATACTTTAAGTAAGCTATCTTTACATAGTACATCAAGCGTTTTGGTAATTTGGTTGAGTATTTTTAAATCTACTTTATACATTGCTTTTTAGTGTTTTTGTTGCTTTTTTTAATTGTGAAATATATTCTTTGCGTTCTTTTATTTCTTCTTCAATAAATATACTTGCACCATAACTTTCTCCATCTTCTTTGCTTAGTCTTTCAATCTCTTTTTGGTGCGTGTCTATTACAGACTGCAAACATTTTATTGCGTATAAATTTTTCATTTTCCTAATAGTTTACCTTTTGATTTAACATTTCCACCTGCGTTTATTGTAGTTTTTTCTTTATTATAATTCAACCAATTCATAAAGTGTTTTAAGCAATCCTGCTCACCTTGATAAGTCTTCTTTAGTGCAACTTGCTCTTTTAAGAATAAGTCAATCAGATTGTCTATTTGTGCTTCTTTTAGCTTGTGTTTCATTTGACAAATCTCAATCAATGTTTGGTTTTGAGTAAATATAGTTTTATCTATTTTTTCTGCTGGTATGAAACTATAATTTTCTCCCTTGTAAGAATCTTCGTCATCGCAATCCAATTTTGTTCTATCAATATATTTTCCCCAAGTGTTGCTAAATGTAATCACATCGCCATTGATAATTATTAATTCTGCTTTATGTAATTCGTGAAAGTTCTTTTTGAATTTCTCAAAATCAAAATCACTTGTAAGTAAATCAAAGGCTACTGAATTTGCTATTGTTGGTTTTTTATTTTCAAAATTATGAATCAAACAATTTATGTAAATCATTTTTGACATAGGCGAAATAGGACTTATCTCACTTGCAGAATCAAGTATCTCGTTAATAGCGTATAAACTTATTTGTTTTAACATTTTATAGTTTTTTAAGAATCATTCCAAAATTATTTACAACATCTGGTATTACTACTCCTTGTTTTTTTATTAGTTTGTTTTTCTTGAAAATGGAATAGTCAACCTTATGATGCCATCTATTATACTCGAATGTTAGTTTGGATATATCTGGGTGCATATCAACAAGCATTTGAGATTTATTTTTTGTTCCTTCGATAAAATAAAAGTCATCTGAATTACCACCACTCATAGTTTGCGTTGTCGCCTTGTCGCCTAAAAAAGCATTGAATTGAACCGTACACCAACCATCTCTCATAACTCGAATACTCAAATCCGTATCTTCATTATATCTCCCTCTCCACCTATAAGCAATATCATTTCTAATCAATAGCATTGAGTATATTCTCCAGTTCAATAAAAATGGAGGTATTTGTTTTCTATCTGGTGCGTAAGATAAATAGTTCGGACCCGCTTGTGCAATGTTTTCGTACCTATCACAAAAGTCTTCCATCACTCTAAAAATAGTTCCATCTGAAACTGGCAATCTTCTATTTCTATTTAGTCTATAAAAGCAAGATACGTTATCATCAAAAACCCAATGCCAAGCAAAGCCATTTTTAATAGAATGTTCCCAAGCGAAATTTCTCGCTGCGCCTGGCCCTTTACTCTTTGTGCTTCCAAGATTATCAAATGTATCGTAATTGTCTTGATAAGTTTTATCTAAAACTATAACAGTTCCATAACCTTGTGGCTCTACATTTGATTTATAAACATCATACTCTTGCTCTTCAACAACTATATAATATTGCATCTTTAATTTATCAAACGCTTTGTATGTTGTTCCATTAATGGCTCTACCTTTTGAAACTATGTAAACTGGATATTTAGGATTCATATTCGATTAGATTTTGTGTAAATGATTTCCATACGTTAGATGCTGACAACTTATTGATTTGCTTTTTCTCATCAAACCTCATCTTTAGTATGTTTGGATATTTTTTAACAAGATTTTTTTGTAGTTCTTCGTATTTATAAATTTGCTGACCACCACCATCTTTATTATTAGGACTTTTTGCATATAGATATGTATTGAATATTATTGAGCAATAGCCTTTAATTAGAACCTGTAAACAATAATCTACATCTTCAATCATATTATCGCTCCATTTATTATCAACTCTATTATTAACCAAAAAACAAGAAGCAACTAATTTATTTAAAGAAACAAATTTGTTTTGAGTCCAAGCAAATACACAATCCCTTAATCCAGCAATAGCTACATTTACATATTTGTCAATAGTGTTTTCTATTTCGCAAAACATATCTATTGGATTACAAGAAACATTTTTCCCATCAACTCTTGTTTGAAAATATTTAACGTCATCATCAAACTGCCAATGGTATTGTTCTCCTATTGAATTACTATGATTTTTTATAAAGTTTCTTGCGTATGACAAACCCATATTGTTTTTATCCAAAGAGATAATCTTTTTCACTCCATATTTTAATTTATATGAATCAAAATCATTTGGCTCAACAACAATGCGAAAATCAATATCGTGCTTTATTAAAAGATTTGCAGTATGGCATTTTTCGTGCCTTCCTTTTGATGGTATATAGATTGTGTATTTTACTTTTTTAAACTCCATAATTATTTGTTGCCTGAATCATTTATGTATAAGTACGCTGAAGGCTTTTCTCTACTATATTTAGGAAACCAAATACTTTTTGTTTTATAAGTTAGCTTTTGCTCTAATAGTTTTGCGAAATCATCCCTATCTTTTTGTGTTTCAAAGTGAACAATTATTGATTGGAATGAGTCCATATCCTCCTGAACAAATTCTGGCATATTCCGCCACTCATCTTTCCAGGAGGTGAACTCATCGAGATTTTCAAAAAGCGAACCTTGAGAATCGTCTTTTGCCATCTTATTTCATTAATTTAGTTATTGCTATCCAGCTTCCTTTTGTATTGCCTTTAGATGTAACAAGAACAACCACCTTGCCTTTGAACTCGCCAATTTTTTCAAGTGTAGCATCTATTTTATTTCCAGTTCCTCTTTCTATATAAGAAACCTTATCTCCAACATTAAAGTCACCTGCATCCACTTGTGGCTTTTCAGCTTTCTCTTTCTTAGGTTTTTCAACCTTTTCTTTCTTAACAACTTCTTTTTTAGGTGTAGGTGCTTTCACAACTTTCTCCTCTTTCTTAGGCTCTTCTTTTTTACCTTTCACAAAATAGTTTGCGATTTGAGATTTAAGTTCAGCAATCTTTTTGTCTGCCGATTTTTTTAAAATTGGGTCTTTCTGAATCATATCGTTATCTACGTTTGCTTCAGCGATTTTTAATTTTCTTTTTAAGTCTTCTAATTCTTTCATTTGATTTTTATTTTAGTTTATTTTAATTATTTATAAAAAATGGTGTTTCTCTTTCTTTCCAACTAAATAAATGTTGTTTGCATACATTATAATACTCTCTGTAACATATCACAGCATCGTCACTTATTTTGCACTCGTTAGGCATTGCAAGTGCGTGAGGTGTAATTCCTATACTCGGTATGTTAGGAAAATTTTTGTAGCACTCTTTTATTACTTTTTCGCAGGCGTGAGTTTTTTTATAACGATATGAATACTCTTCGCATAAAGCGAAACCAAGTTGACAAAGCCAAAAGTAATTATCAAGCGACTGCATTAACCACAAATTACAAGGATGATTTTTGTGTGTTGGTTTATAAATCGAATCTGAACCATCGAGATAAATTGCAGTACATAACATTTGAGCAGTTTCTAATGGCATCTTTACAATGTGCTTGTCTGTGTGATAAACACTCGCTTTTATTGGGTCGCTATCTAATATAAATATATTCATTGTTTTATTGTCGTACACAAATGTACTACATTAATTTGAATTGACAATAAAAAAAATAAATTATTTTTTAACAGGTATTAAAATGGTGGTTCTTCGTTATTGTTTTGTTTGCCTTCTAACATATCTTTAATGTGACTATATATCGCCTCTGCTACGAATTTTAAATCAGCAACGTCTTGGTCAGTTGTCTTGCCTGCGATAACCATATCCTTTGCATACGCATAGGCATAACCTAAGAACTCTTGTGGGTTTTTCTTTGAACTGTAAGTTTTAACTGCTGAACTACTTTGACTTTTTTCCATATAGGCTTGAACGATTTGTTTAATGAATTTAATTTTAGTATCAGTTATTGTGTATTCAACTTCGCTACCGACACTCATATCATCGGGTGCTTTTTTATTTCTACCACAAGTACCTTTGTCGCCATTCTCAAATTCGACTTCGTGATAATAGATTGTTGTTCCTGCTGGCGATTTCCAATCAGACGTTGGATTGCACTTTTTTACTTTCGAGGTTTTATTCATACTGTTTTTGTTTTGAAGTTTCTAATTGTTGAGCCGTTTTGGTATTGGTAGTTATCTATTTTAGTATACTTAGTTAGTTTATAATCAAGGTTCATTTCATCAAACGCTTTCATTACTCTATCAACATCAATAGCAAGTACAGTAACACCATCAATGTTGTATTCAATATAATCACTGCACAAAGATACAACTTTTGCTATACACTTATATAACTCATATCGAATATTATCATAAATAGTTTTCAACACTTGTATATCGCAACTGATTTCTCGAACCTTACCACAATCGTTATACGTCATTTTGTTTTGCCGAGCCAGGAATGATAT